CTAAATCAGCGGTAGTATATCCGATAAAAAAAGGTTCGGAATTTATTGCCATTGTAGGTTTTGAATGGACCCATAAGCCAGAAAAATTGGATAACATACTTTCCAAAATTGAGGCAGACGTAAAATCTATGGGAGACACCCTTTCTAAATTATTATAGGAGCCATTATGAGTTCTGAACATAACGAGGAAACAGATAATAGAGAACATTTGTTGAGTGAAGAAGAAAGTTCAAGTCTAAATACATCAGGAATAAAAAAAGGAAGAAAAACCATAAAAAATAAAATACAGTTTCAATTAACATTGAACGAAGAACAAAAAAGAATAAAGGCAGATGCTCTTCGTGATGACATTTCGGTTTTTGTTGGTAAAGCTGGTTCTGGAAAAACTCTATTGGCAACACAAATTGCTTTGGAATGTTTTTTCTATCGTGAAGTTGAAAAAATAATAATTACGAGACCAACTGTGTCTAACGAAGATTTGGGATTTCTTCCGGGTAATATAAAAGAGAAAATGGATCCTTGGTTGTCTCCTATACAGGCGAATATGTTTCAACTGTATCATAAAGAAAAAATTGAAAAGTTAATGGTGGAAGATAAAATAGAAATTGCTCCTATTTCATTTCTTCGTGGTAGAACATTTGTAAATGCTTGTGTTATTGTTGATGAAGCACAGAATGTAACAAAGGCACAGATGGAAATGATATTATCCCGTCTCGGTATCAATTCAAAGATGATGCTTACAGGTGATATATCACAAATAGACTTAAAACAGAAAAAAGATTCTGGTCTTCCATATTTATTTAATATGAAAGATAAAATACAAGGATTGGGGGTTTATGAATTAAAAACAAATCACCGCCATCCTATCGTTGATGATATATTAAAGTATTTTGAAGAAACTAAAAACGAGAAATAAATGGTAGAAATTCCAATTTGGCCGGGTTCAAGTAGCTTTACAACAGGAAGCACACCGTTTGGAACATTCGATAATGATGCTGATTTTCAAAGAGATGCCGATTCATTTGCAGATTGGTGTGCAAAACGGTTAGGTTATCCCATCGTTGATGTAGAATTACAGTCAGTTAATTTTTATACTTGCATCGAAGAGGCAGTATATGAATATTCGTATAATGTAAATCAATTTAATATACAACAAAATATGCTAAATATAATTGGTTCACCAACTGATTCAAATTTAACACAAAAAAATATTTCAACTGGATTGGGACCTTTGATACAACTTGCAACCGAATACGGCAGCGAAACTTTTACAAACGGTAATATTAAGTTTCATTCTGCATCTATTGATATACAAACCGGTAGACAAAAATATGATTTAAATGTATTGATTCGAGATGTGAAGGCACCAACAGGTTCAATAGAGATAAAAAGAGTTCATCACTATTCACCACCTGCATCCATGAGATTCTATGATCCTTATTTAGGTAATCAGGCAATGTTAGATACATTTGGTTTTGGTGCATATTCAACCGGCGTATCTTTTATGTTGATGCCTATGTATGCGGATTTACTAAGGGTTCAGGCAATTGAATTTAATGATATGATGCGAAAATCTGCATTTACATTTGAATTGATAAATAATGAACTTCGTATATTTCCTGTCCCAACGCGCGATTTTAAATTATGGATAGAATATATTGTAAAAGAAGAAAGAAGCAATCCATTAAAATATCCAGATGGACAAGTTTCTGACATATCAAACGCACCTTATGATTATATGGTTTATTCTCAAATAAATTCTCCAGGAAAAACATGGATATATTCATTTGGACTTGCACTTGCAAAAGAAATGCTCGGTTATATTCGTGGGAAATATGGAAGTATACCTATACCGAATGGTGAAACATCTCTGAATGCCGCTGATTTATTATCGGCAGCATCTGCAGAAAAACAAATGTTAATTGATCAATTACGAACAACACTTGATAATATGACACGAAGTAAATTATTAGAAGCAAAAAGAAGTGAAATAGAATCTTTGGCTGCTAGTCTTAATGGAACACCTTTAGCAATTTACATAGGATAATATCATGCCATTATTTCACGGACAAAGGGATGCCGGACTTGTTCATAGATTCAATATGGAATTGATTAACGATATAATAGATACCGAAGTCGCTGTCTATAAACTGTCTATTGAAAACACTAAAACAAACATATACAATGAATCTGATAAAAAAGTATATCATAGTCCTATAAAAATACCTGCATTGATAGACTACCAACCACAAACATATGAAGGAACGGAATTTGGACAAGATTATCAACAAACTGCTAACTTTGCATTTATTAGAGAATACTTAAAAGATGTTGATGTTTTTGTTGAGGTTGGTGATGTGATAGAATACAATGGAGATTATTGGGAAATAGATTCTATTCAAGAAAATCAATTTTTTGGTGGTAAAAATCCTGATTATTCATTTGCAACAGAAAGATGGGGACACAATGTTTCTATTGTTGCAAATACACACCTGACAAGACGTTCAAGAATTAACATCGAAGAATTTAGGTCTAATATAGAATTAAATGTAAATGATATACCGAGTAACATATAATGAATAACTCTAGCAAATATAGAAAACCACCACTTCGTAGAACTCGTGATAGTTTTATTGATGATAGAAATTCTGTACAAAACCCCAGAATAGATTTGGGTGATTCTAGACATACACAAATTAGACGAGATAATGATAGAACGAGAACACTTGGTATAACATTGTATGATATAGATTTTGCAATAAAATCTTTTATTGATAATACTATTCAGTTAAAAGTTGAAGACTCGAATGATTTAATACAAGTACCAACAATTTATGCAAATTCTGAAAAATGGGCATCTATACAAAAAGATGGATTCTTAAAAGATAAAAAAGGAAAAACAATGGTTCCACTTTTATCTTTTCGTAGATCTAATGTTGCAATTAAATCTGAAATGCGTAGAAATAAAGTTGCAACAACAAATCAAATTGCATACATAATGAAACAGAAATATAATACAACAAATCCGTATGATAAATTTAGTTTGTTGAATGATAAAAGAAAATCCAATGAATATTTTTTAACTCCAATTCCTGATTATGTTGATATTACTTATGATTTTATAGGTTGGTGTGAGTATCAAAACCAATTAAATTACATAATAGAGCAGTTCATATATTTTGGTGGAAAATCTTTTGGTGATAGAAATTCATTTAAGTTTTCAACTAACATAGATGGTGCAACTATTGAAGATAGTAACACAACCGGGCAGGATAGGTTAGTTAGAACATCTTTTCAATTACTTGTTCATGGTTATTTGATTCCAAAAGATGTTGCTAGGGAAGTTACAACTAAACGAATTGTTACTGAAAATAAAATAGTATTCACATCGGAGGCATTTAGAAGTATAAATGATATACAAACAGAAGCCGATAAAATAAATTCATACCATAATCCAAAAGAAACGAATAAAAATGAATATGATAAAGTTGATCCAACAAAACCAGACAAATTGCCAGTTGGTAAAGATGAAGATAATTATACTCCGATAAATAACGATGGAAAAGATGTTTTAGAATATTATGAATCATTGACAAAAGATAGAATAGATGCCGTAGTTAAAAAATCTGCCGGTGTATACACGAATGAAATAGACAAACAATAATAATATTTAACACATTTTAGATATTATTTTTCATATTTATATTAGTTATTTAATCAAATTAATTTAAGAGGTTTTATATGTCAGAAGTTACAGATAATCAGACATCAAATCAAAACACAGAAAAAGATTTTTTACAAGAAGACATTCAACTTGTAAAAAAATTACAAAACGGTTATGCAAGAACAACTGCACAAATTGGACAGGTTGAAATAGAATTACACCTTTTAACGAAAAGATTGGAAAGTATGAAGGAATACAGAACAAAGCTTTTTGAAGATTACAATAAGTTACAGGTGGAAGAAAAAGAACTTGTGGAGAGTTTGAATGAAAAATATGGCGATGGTGTTTTGGATTTAGATTCTGGTAAATTTATTCCATCAAATTCATAGTTTGATGTTTTTTGATTATATTTATATTTGAATTTAATTCTTTAATTTTTCGGAGATAATAGTGGCTACTGAAAGAATTGTAAGTCCTGGAGTGTTTACGATTGAGAAAGACTTATCCTTTTTACCACAAGGTATAGGTGCAATTGGTGCAGCTCTTATAGGACCAACATTAAAAGGACCTGCGTTTGTCCCTACCGTTGTAAACGGATTTGGTGACTTTACAACAAAATTTGGTGGTACATATGAACAATCATATTTACCCTACACAGTAAAAAATTACCTAAATAATGCGCCAAGTGCAACCATAGTTCGTGTATTGGGATCAGGAGGGTATTCACTAGAACATCCACTTGCAATAGTTGCAACGGGATCATGGGGTAAGTCTTTAATTACATTTTTGCATCCAACATTTGTAGTTTCTAATACTGATGACGCTGATTCATTATTTGCAAAATCAACTATTTCTGCAAATGCAAGTGGTAGTTTTGTATTGACCGTATCTGGTGGATTTCTAACAGATGATACATCATTTACTAATGCAATAAATCAAAACGGAACACCATTTAGTACATCTATTGATCCGAATAGCACATCATATATTGGTGATTTATACGGTTACAATCCATACGGAACTAATGCTGTTTACAACTATGTAATTTTTGGAAACAAGGCATCTGCATCTTTGGCTGCTGATCCTGCAACTAGAATAATAATTGAAACCGGTTCTGCCAATCCTTCCGATTGGGATTTCACGAATGATTATTTAGAGGCATCTACACCTTGGGTAACATCTCAAAAAGTTGGTGCAACTACACAGGATCTTTTCCGTTTCCATACACTTTCTCATGGTATTCATTCCAATTATGAAGTAAAGGTTGGTATTGCAAACATAAAACCTGCTGGAACAATTGCTGGTTCTGAATATGGTGAATTTGACGTAGTTATTAGATTTGTTGATCAATCTAAATTACCACAGACACCTTTTACAACACAAGATGAAGATATTAGACCAAATGTTGTAGAACAATTCAGATGTAACCTTGATCCTAATTCACCAAGATATATTGGTAGAGTTATAGGTGACAGATACATAACAATTACAGATGAAGGAAAGGTTGTTATTAATGGTGATTATTCAAACAAATCAAATTACATTCGTGTAGAAACAACAGATTCCGTTGCAAATGCAGCTGCTTCTCCCAATCTCGTTCCTTTTGGATTCCGTGCTTTGAGTTCACCTATACCAACTGGATTCACACAACCGACTGCCGTTAGTTATGTAACAAGTCAAACTATAGCATCTTCATATAACAAACGAGTATATTTTGGATTTGATTATGATTTTGGTGAAACAGATAACTTCTCATATTTGAGACCACTTCCTGTTTCAACAAAACAAACAACTGGATCTAATACCGATTTCTATTTAGGAGATTATTCACAAAGTGTTGGTGCAAATTTCCCAACAGCAACAAGTCCATACACTGGATCTATTAATTTGACAAGTAATACTTCACTCGATACTCGTAAGTTTATGTTGCCATTCCAAGGTGGATTTGATGGTCACAAACCTAATCTTCAAAAGAAAACCGGTATTCATATAACAAATGCAAATACACAAGGATTTAATATATCATCAACTGGTGCAGATGGTTATACATCCTATAAGAAGGCACTTGATACAGTATCTAATTCAGATGAATTTGATATTAACCTCGTTGCTATTCCAGGTGTGTTACACGCATTGCATTCACCTATAACATCATACGCAAATGATATTTGTGAAGAAAGAGGTGATGCGTTTTTAATTATGGATTCTATTGGTATTAATGATAATATTGCTACTGCAGTATCTACGGTTGAAGGATTCGATAGTAACTATTCTGCTACTTATTATCCTTGGGTTAAAATAATTGATACAGATAGAAATAAACCAGTTTGGGTTCCACCATCTGTTGTTCTTCCAGGTGTGATGGCATTTAATGACCGTGTTGCAGCCGAATGGTTTGCTCCTGCCGGTTTGAATCGTGGTGGATTAACCGAAGTAGTTGAAGTAAAAACACGATTAACACAAGCCGAAAGAGATACATTATATGAGGCAAGAATTAATCCTATTGCAGTTTTCCCATCAACAGGCGTATGTGTTTGGGGTCAAAAAACATTGCAAGGTCGTCCATCTGCTCTTGACCGTATAAATGTTCGCCGTTTGTTGATTGCTGCTAAGAAGTTTATTGCTTCTTCTACAAGATACCTCGTGTTTGAACAAAACACATCACAAACAAGAACTCGATTCTTGAACATTGTGAATCCATATCTTGAATCAATACAACAACGTCAAGGTTTGTATGCTTTCCGTGTTATCATGGATGAAAGTAATAATACACCTGACATCATTGACCGCAACATTCTTTATGGACAGTTGTTCTTACAACCTGCCAAGACTGCAGAATTTATTATTCTTGATTTTAACATTCAGTCTACTGGTGCTGCGTTTCCTGGTGCTTAATTGATATAATTGGGGAGATGGAATACTCTCCCCATATTTTTTGAAATATGTATATTTATTTGAAATGATAATTTTTAATTTGGAGATATAAATGGCTGAATTACTCGATCCTACGGAAATCTTTTTTACCCCGTTTGAGCCAAAATTACAGAACCGATTTATTATGTATATTGAAGGGGTTCCTGCATATTTGGTAAAAGGTGCTGGTAGACCAAACATCAGTTTTAATCCAATCACACTTGACCATATCAACGTCAAACGTAAAGTAAAGGGAAAGGGTGAGTGGCAAGATATTACAATCAAATTGTATGATCCAATCGTACCATCCGCTGCTCAGGCAACAATGGAATGGGTACGTCTTTCACACGAATCTGTAACAGGTCGTGATGGTTATTCTGACTTCTATAAGAAAGATATAACACTTCATGTTCTCGGTCCTGTTGGTGATAAAGTTGAAGAATGGACACTTAAAGGTGCTTTCATTACTGCAACAACATTCGGTGAAATGGATTGGGCAAATGATGCGTTTGTTGAGATTTCTCTCACACTTGCATATGATTATGCTATCCTCCAATACTAATACAAATTGTATTATCATATTAAAATTGAAATGAAATACGGGTATACTGATTTTTCGGTATACCCATATTTATATTTGTAAAATAAAACGTTTTATTACAAACAATGTTATAGGATTTAAGTTATGACAAAAATTCCAACCGGCTACAATGTAGCCAATGAAGAAACAGTTTCGGATGCCGATATTAAGGCGCAACTTCTTGCTGAACACAAAGAAACTTCTGTTAGAAAAACAAATTTCCCAACAGAAATGATACCTTTGCCTTCAAAGGGTTTATTGTATCCAGAAGGACATCCCTTATCAGATGGTTTTATCGAAATGAAATATATGACTGCTAGAGAAGAAGATATTTTAACATCACAAAACCTTATTAAACAAGGTGTAGTATTGGACAAATTGTTTGAGTCTTTGATTGTTACTCCAATGAACTATGGTGATTTATATGTTGGTGATAAAAACGCAATTATGGTTGCTGCAAGAATTTTAGGTTATGGTAAAGACTATACGGTAGAAATTGATGATCCGTTTTCTACTGGTAATAAACAAAAAGTAACAATAGATTTAACTCAAATTGAGCACAAGGAGGTCGATTATAGCTTATTTGAGTCTCGTATAAACGAGTTTGATTTTACTTTACCAAATTCACAAAGAACCGTTACATTTAGATTACTTACACATGGCATCGAAAAACAAATACAATCAGAAATAAAGTCTATGAATAAAACATTTGTTAAAAATGGTATTGACAAGGAATTAACAACAAGACTCAAACATATTATTACTGCAATTGATGGTGAATCCGGTAGAGCAACAATAAATGATTTTGTTGATAACCAATTATTTGCATTAGACTCCAGGGCATTAAGAGAGTATATGAGAAAAATATCTCCCGATCTCGATATGACTTTCACATTCGTTTCAGATATTACTGGTGAGGTAAAGGAGATGGACATACCTATTGAGGTATCATTTTTTTGGCCTACCACTTGAGTATAAGTTAGGTTTACATGAAGAAATATTCTCTTTGTGTTATTTTGGAAAAGGTGGATTTACTTGGGATGAAGTGTATAATCTTCCAATATATTTGAGGCATTATTACATAAAATTGGTTAAGAAAAAGTTGGATGAAGAAAATAACGCTGTAAATTCAGAAACACATAAAACACCAGCATCTCCTCCAAAGTTCTCGAAACCATCTTCTCGTAAATAATTTGAGGTTTACATATTTATAGTATGTAAACCTTTTTTTGTTTTTGGTGATACTAAATGGCAAATGAAAAAGATAAAGAATTAGAATCGAAATTAAATGATTTAACAGAAGAACGACTTGGTATTGAAAAAGAAATTTTAAAATTAAAAGAAAAAATTTCCGATCAAATCAGTAGTGAAGTGGTTGATACCGAAAAGCTTATTAAGCTCGAAGCGTTACGCACAGATAGTATCGAAAAAGAAGAAGAAATACGAAAAAAAATTGAAAAGATAGATAAAGAGTCTTATGTAAGATTACAAGAAACGAATAAATTACACAATTCAACCACTGGATATATTAGTGACCAAAATGATTTAAGTGGTAAACTTTCTTCAACTGTTAAGGACATTAGTAGATCAGTTGGTAATATAAATAGAGACCATTCTGCATCATCTGCACTTATACAAGCAATCAATGGGGATAGTGCAAAAACATTAGATTACATAAAAACACAGGGTCTTGCATATCAGACAATAACCGATTCATTGCAATCTCAGAAATTAGAGGCAGAGGGAACTTTACTCCAACAATCAAGATACGTAAATGCACAAACACAAGCTGGTTCTCTTGCGGAAGACTTATTAAGCACAGAAAATAAATTGCAAATGGCAAAAGAAAGAGGAAAAGACGGAGCATTTAAGGCATTAGATTTATCTGATATGGCTCTTGATATAAAAGTAAGGGAAGCGAGTTTAGAACAAGAACGTGGTAACATGACCAAGGATCAATATAATCAGGCAAAAAAATCATTGGATTTGATAAAAGGTCGATTTAAGGATATACAGAGCGAAAACGATGCTCTGCAGAAACAAGCAGATACTATTGATTTAATATCAGGTTCGATAGCTAGTATGGGGATTGGTGCAGGTAGTTTGATAAACAAATTTCCTGCCGGAGATAAAATAAATAAGATGATGGGTATAGATAAAACTGCAAATGAAATGAAGAAAAAATTTGCAGAGGCAGTCAAGTCTGGATTAAACGGTAATTTTAAAGATGCGTTCTCACAAGGATTGGGTGGATTAAAAAGTATGATTTCACTTGCACCTAAATTTTTGGCTGCACTTGGGATTGGTTTGTTACTTTCTGCTATTAATTTTTTAGTAGGTGCCATTGGTAAGGTAGATGAGGAGGCAGCTGAAATAGGTCAAGAATTTGGAATAGGTAGAAAAGAAGCATTTGCACTTAGGGATGCTAGCGTTGATATAGCAGGTCAAATGAAATTAGTTGGTATAAATTCAAAAGAAGTTGTTAAGGGTATAAAAACAACATCCGAGATAATGGGTGGAATTGATATTGCAGGACAACTTGCCAGTGGAAATAAACAAGCACAACAGTTAGTAAAAGATGTAACTGTGCTTAGTGAAAAATTTGGTTTGAGTGGGGATGAAATAAAAAATATACAATCCATTTCTGCTATGACCGGTAAAAGTATGGGTCAATTGACAAAAGAGGCGACTACTCTTGGAAAAGGTATAATGACTGCAAAAGACTCGTTGAAAGTTCTTGCAAAAATACCACCAAGTGTTACAGTTGCTTTTAAAGGTGGAACCCAAGAATTGATAAAAGCTGCTCAGAAGGCACAGGCACTCGGACATGATCTAAAAAAAGTTCAGGACATTGGTGATGGTTTAATGGACATTGAATCATCCTTAACGAAGGAAATGGAAGCCAGAGTTTTATCTGGAAAAAATATAAATCTTGATTTAGCAAGACAGTATGCATTAGAGGGTGATATTGCTGGATTGCAAGATGAATTATTAAATCAAGCCGGTTCACTCGAAGATTTTACCAAAATGAACAGACTTGCTCAAAAGTCAATGGCAGAGGCAATGGGTATGTCTGTTGAAGAAATGACAGAGATGCTTACGAATGCCCAAAAATTAAAAGATTTAGGTATAAGTCAAGAAAAAATGACATCTTTGCAGGCAATGAACTCGGCTCAATTAAATGCAGAATTGGCAAAAGGTGGAAGTGAACAGTATAAAAATTATGTGCAGCAACTGGCAAAAGAGAAAGAGTCTGCTGAAATAAAGAAAAGAATGGCAGACATACTTACAAAAGTTCAAGAAAAACTTTCAAAACTATTAACACCAATTCTTGAAATGGTTCATGGTATGTTGGATGCTGCAGAAGCTGGTGGAGATTTCGATACAATAGTAAATTCAATATCTGGAATAATAAGAGGTATAATTCCTATTGTAAAAACCATGTTTAGTATATTGGGTAGTATATTAGGACCTGTTACATCAATACTATCTTTATTCGGTGGAGTTGAAGACACTACACAACAAGTAACAGATAGTGTAGGTAAAGTATCGGATGGAGTTGGGAAAGTGACAACCGGTGTTGAAAATGTTACAGGTGCAGTTGGAAAAACAGAAGCCGGTTTCGGTAGTGTATTGAAGGCAGTTGGACTGATAGGAGGTGCATTTGCTGCAAAATCATTGATAGGCGCCGGTCTGAACATGATGAAAGAAAAGGCAATAGATGTTGGTAAATCTATTTTATCAAATATAGGTGGATCATTAAGTAAAGTCGGTGGTAAAATGGGTGGTTTTGCCGGAAAGGCATTGGGTAAACTAGGTGGAGGTGGTGCAGATAAATCAGATGCTTTACTTGATAAACAAAATGCAAAATTAGAAAAAACTGATAAGATGGCAGGCAAGGCATCATCTGTTGGTAAAAAGATTGCAGATTTTGGGAAGGGATTGGGTAGTGCAATAAAATCTATTGGAAAGGGTATAGGTGGAGCATTCGAGGCAATACTAAAAGGACTTGGTAAAGGATTGGAAGGATTAGGGCAATCATTGGGAACAATGACACCTATTGGACCGGTTGTTCTTGCAGTCAGTATTTTCTTTCTTGCATTAGGTGCAGCATTATACATGGCTGCTCCGGCAATAAGGGCAATCGCTCCAGTGTTGATGAAGTTTGCAGAAATAATTGGTAACGTTTTAGTAAAAGCACTTGAAATAGCAGGACCAATTATACAAAAAGTAATAGAAACTGTTGGTAAAGTTTTAATTGCTTTTATGCCTGTATTGATAAAAGTTGCAGATGTACTTCAAAATGTATTTATCACTGCAATAAAAGAAATTGCTCCGATAATAAAGGCAGTATTTGATGGTATATCTGGAGTAATAAATAGTGTTGGCGATAATATAGTAAAAGTAATAAATGCTATAGCAGGCGGTATAGTAACTGTTATTGATAAATTGATGTCATTAACTAAATTAGATCCTGTGACCATAGGCAAAGTTGCAGATGGATTGCTGAAGTTGGGTGATGCAATTTTTAGTTTTGGTGCAGGAAGTGGTATTGGTGCTGGATTGGACGCACTTGGTAGTTTGGTTGGCGGTGATAGTCCAATAGATCAACTGATGAAGATAATATCAAGTGTTGATCCCAAAACAATAGGAATTGTTGTTGCTGGTATAGTTGGAATTGGAACTGCTATGAAAGGAATGGCTGATAATCTTGGAAAAATAGATGGTAGTAAATTAGAACAATTCGGTGACGGATTAAGTGGACTTGTAAAAAGTATAGGTGGTAGTGCACTGGCAGAAGGATTTGGTAAACTAATGGGTGGTGAAGGTCCAATCGCACAGATACAAAAATTGATGACATCATTAGAACCATCGAAAATGTCATCAATATCAAAGAGTTTGTTGGAAGTATCAAATTCATTGAAGATACTTGCAGATACAATTAACAATATGAATGTTGAAAAACTTTCAGAAGTCATGGAGAAAGTTTCCGGCGGTGGTGTGGGTTCAAAAATTTCAAATGCAGTTGGTTCGTTGGTAGGTGGTATAACATCATTGTTTGGTGGTGGTAGTAAAGAGAGTACGGGTTCACAAACTGCAAATCCTATTTCTGTATCACCAACAACTGCCAATGCTATTGGAACACCACAATTCGCATCGCCGATTGGACAGGGTTCACAGAATCAATCTCCAATGTTATCAATGGCAAACGTTGAGAAAAAACTTGACACATTGATTTCAGTAATATCGGATGCTACTAATAAACCAACTGTAATAAAGATTGGTGAAAAGACGGTAGAGGAAATAAAATCACAATTAGATTTCAAAAAGGCATATAATGTTGCTGTTGATAATTCATACGGAAGGATGATTCAGAAATAAAATACTATAATATGTCTTATCACATATTTATAGGAAATAATTGGAATAAACAATGTCATTAGTAGATTTAAAATCAGATTTATCAAAATTTCGTGAAACTGTTGCAAAAGAAGATAAGAATACTCCAGAAGCTTCAAAAACAACAAGTGCTAATAATTTTGCAACATTACAACCAATTACGGATAAATTATCAAAATTAAGACCAACTATTGGCGAGTGGAAAACTACTCCTATACAAAATCTATTGAACAAGACAAAACTTGATGATATTAAAAAACCTGCAACGAAATATACTGCACTAGAAAAAAAATTAGGACAGACAAAACTTGATGATATACAAAAAAAAGTATCTCAAAGTGGTTTGATAAATAGTGTATCAAAACTTTCTCCAGTAAATAATCAGTTTGAATCATCGAACATCATAGATGTTTATGAAGAAGATATTATGTCTGAAATATCAAAATTGCGGAAAGAGCAATTTGTATCTAGACTAAATAAATCTGATATTGAAATAAAAAGATTTGCAAGTTCAGAAACGCAATTTTCTTCTGAAATCGATCCAAATGTGCCCGAACAATCAATAGATAGATCTCAAACATCTCCAAAAATAAATCAAAATATTGAATACGATAATAATATAATCAATCCTGATATTAAAATTGAAAAAACTGAACAATTTATAGATAGAAAATCGCAATCAATTGAAATAAAATCTAAAGGGATTGTTCTTCCAACTGGAAATATATCTATACCAGATATAGATACATCAACTGCTCCTGAACTTTTCAATAATATTTCCGAACAATCGGTGATAATAAATAAAGAATTATTTTCACCATTGAATAATGTTGTAAATCCTAATATAGCACTACAACGTTCTGAATTATTTTTTGAAAGAGATGATCAATCTCCTGATATAAATACGGAAAGTATTTTATCTGGATTAATTACTGATCCAGGAATAGTTCCAATTAAAATGGATTTGTCATCGGTTCAATTAAATGATAATTCAAAGTTTAACATAGATGGTAAAATTTCCAAATACGATACTAATTCTATATTGGCAAAACTAACACCTGAACAAATAGTAGATACCGTAAGATATGATTTATTATCAAATCAAATAAACGATAATAGTGATTTGAATTTAGATAGAATCAGTAAAACAAATCCATCGGGAAGAAATGAGGATGCCGGTAAATCGAATTATAGTGTTGTTGGAACACAGGAAGTAAATTTCTTTAAAAATAACAATGCATCCGGATTTACTGCTAAAGTACAACAAGGAAATTCAGAATACCAACAAAACTCGGACTATGTTTGGAAGGGTAAATCTATACCATCCGTTAATTTTATCAGCGATACAAATGCTAGTGGATTTAATATATTTGCAGAAAAATTTAAAACTGCATATGTTTTAAATTCATCTGAATATGGATTTGCTAAAATTCCAGAAACAGATTTTTTTGATATACAAAATAGATTTACAAAAGAGGGATTCAAGTCATTCACAAGACATATTGATACCGATTACAAAATGGATGTATCTGCATTTGGTTGGGTTGGTAAAAAAAATGCATCTCCCGAAGTTGATTTTTTTGATGTTAAGAAAACATACACTAAATCTGGATTTAACAGACTTGTAAGTTTATACGATACAAAATATAACACGGATTCTTCTGAATTTAATTGGGATGGTAAAAGACAATCTGCACCTGTTGTTAATTATTTTGATATAACTAAAACATATACAAAGGCAGGATTTCATAAATTTGCACAATTATTAGACACAAAGTACGTACCGGAATCATCTGAATTTGATTGGGATGGAAAAAGACAATCTGCACCTTTTGTAAATTATTTTGACTTAATATCAAAATTTTCAACAGAGGGGTTTCATACATTTGCTCAGTTATATGATACCAAATATATTCCAGAATCATCTGGATTTGATTGGGATGGTACTCGTGACGCAGCACCTTTCGTAAATTATTTTGATTTAACCAGTACAAATACAACTGCGGGGTTTCATACATTTGCTCCATTTTTGGAAACAAAATATATTACAGATTCATCCAGATTTGATTGGGATGGATCTAGAGAACTTGCTCCAGAAATAAATTATTTTGATTTATCATCTAAATATACAACCGCTGGATTTCATAAATTTGCTCCATTTCTCGAAACGAAATATATTCCAGAATCATCAGGATTCGATTGGGACGGTTTTAGAAATGATGCTCCTGCTATAAACTATTTTGATTTAAACGCTCAACATACAACTGCGGGTTTTCAAACTTTTGCTCCATTTCTGGAAACGAAATATATTCCAGATGCTTCTCAATTTGATTGGGATGGTGTTCGTAATCAAGCACCTGCAATAGATTATTTTGATTTGACAAAGAAAAATACAACTGCTGGTTTCCATACATTCGCAATACATCAAGATACAAAATATATTCCGGAATCGTCAATATATGACTGGGATGGTGTAAGAAGTGGTGCTCCCGCTGTTAATTATTTTGACTTAACAAAAAAGAATACAACCGATGGTTTTCATACATTTGCTCCATTTCTGGAAACGAAATATATTCCAGAATCATCAGGATTCGATTGGGATGGATTTAGACAGAGTGCACCTAATGTTAATTATTTCGATTTAATATCAAAATTTACTACTGCAGGATTCCACACATTTGCTCAATTGTACGATACCAAATATATTCCAGAATCATCAGGATTCGATTGGGATGGAAATAGACAATCAGCACCTGCAATAGATTATTTTGATTTGACAAAGAAAAACACAACCACTGGATTCCACACATTTGCTCAATTGTACGATACTAAATATGTTCCAGAATCTTCCCAATTCGATTGGGATGGTGCAAGATCATCTGCTCCATTTGTAGACTATTTTGATTTAACTGCTACTAAAAAAACTACTGCAGGATTCCACACATTTGCTCAGTTATATGATACCAAATATGTTCCTGAATCATCTCGTTTTGATTGGGATGGATCACCAAGAACATCATTAGAAAATTTTATAGATTACTTTCCAAATACAAATGCATCTGGATTTACTAAATTTGCATTGCCATTGGTGACTGAATATGTAAAGGAATCATCTCGTTTTGATTGGGATGGATCACCAAGAACATCATTAGAAAATTTTATAGATTACTTTCCAAATACAAATGCATCTGGCTTTACAAAATTTGCAATACCATTAGTAAGTGAGTATGTAAAAGAATCATCTCGTTTTGATTGGGATGGATCACCAAGAACATCATTAGAAAATTTTGTAGACTATTTCCCAAATGGAAACGCATCTGGCTTTACAAAATTTGCAATACCATTAGTAAGTGAGTATGTAAAAGAATCATCTGGATTTGATTGGGATGGTGTTCGTAATCAAGCACCTGCAATAGATTATTTTGATTTGACAAAGAAAAATACAAAAGATGGGTTTCATACTTTTGCACAATTGTTGGATTCAAAGTACATACCCGAATCATCTGGATTTGATTGGGATGGGTTTAGACAAAATGCACCTGTTGTAAATTATTTCGATTCTACATTTAGATACACAACAGATGGATTCCATACATTTGCTCAGTTATATGACTCAAAGTATGTAATAGATTCATCTAGATTTGATTGGGATGGATTTAGACAAAATGCACCAAACGTTGATTATTTTTCAAATTTTAATGCCGATGGGTTTTTTACATTTACAAGATTATTACAATCTCAATATAAAAAAGATACAACACTTTTTGGTTGGAGAGGTGATCGTCAAAATGCTCCGGAAGTTGGTTATTTTGGTGTATTAGTAAAACCAAATACCCCAATGAATCCAGTTACTATAACAAATTTGGGTAATTTAACCACTGCTAAAACTAGACCTGGATTTAGAAAATTTTTCATAGATAAAAATGAATATTACTTAAAATCAGAATTTTCTTTTTATTCAACTGAAAATGGACCTAATAAATCAAAAGTAAATGGAATACCATTAACTAACTTTTTTGGTTTTAAACCAGAAAAGAAAGCTGGATTTATGGTAAATATGACCACATACGATGGAACATTATACCCAATAATAGATCCAGATTTGATGTATGATTTTGATTCTATACAAAGAAATGCAATACAAACAATAAGAAGTTCCGGTGGACTTTTCTTAAAACAAAGAGAAGAATATTCACCAAATGGGTTGGGTAAAAAATTATGGTCTTCCGGAAATACAACTGTTTTTGCATCATTAACCAATCAAGTTCCTGAATCTAAAATAAAGGCAGAATCTAGCTATTATGGCAAACCATATGCCAGAACAATGAAAGATGTTACGGAAAGCAAAGGTTATTTAGCAAAATGGGCAATAACTAAAAATTCACCATCACCCTTGGATCAACAATATACAAAATATAATTTAAGAGACGATTCTTACAATAAAGATTTTGGATTTGATCAACCATATGTGTTACGTGATATAGGACAAAGGTGGGGATTCGGCATAGGATTTGATGAAGGTCTTGTGAGAGGAGGTGCAGTAACCGCTGCAGAAAGAATAGTTCAAGATGTATTTCGTATTGGAAAATTCTTATTATCTGCAAAAGGTTTGTTATTTCTTGCTAAACAAGTTGGTTTACAATTAATGAATCCAAATGTAGACTATAATCCACGTGGGGGCATAGGTTCGGTTACAGATTTTTTCACAACATTTGGGATGTCACCAACTCAAATATACAATCCACTTGCATTAATTGCAAATGTTGCAGGATCACCAATAGGTTTACACATCCCAAGACATAGTATATTAGGTGCAATAGATCCTGCATCTTTGAACAAATATGAAATATCAACTATAAATCGTGAACTATCAAGTCCACCAAATGATACGGTTGTTAATTATTTTAAAACATTAGAAACACCAAAGAGTGATGGACAACAAACTAATTATAGCAGATTGATTGGTTTAATGAAAGAATTGTTGCCAAATTCTTTTAGATCACTTTATCCGGAAAGAACTCAAACTTCTGAATATTTGGGACATTCCAAAATTCATAGAATATCAACCAACTTTGGTGGACCAAATGCACCACTTGGAATTGGCGGAACAAAAATAAGAAGAGCAAGACATCCTTATCTGACATATTATAGCACAGACGCAAATTTACCAAGTGGCTTTGCTGATGCAACATTTACAACACCTGCAACTGGATCAAACTCGTATGGTGCAGGTGGAACTTTATCATATCTTGGTTCAGCAATGGTTGCAGCAAATAAGAACCCTGCTTATCCTGATAGTGCTAGAAGAACTCAATTTTACAACCATTATGATAGAACAGGAGATAAACCAAATAAATATGTAGATGTATTGCTAGATAATTATTCAAAAACTGATAGAAGAATTTTTGGTGATATTAGAGGAATATCTGCAATATTTGAAGATGGACCATTAGATTCTAATGGAACTAAACCAATAACAAGTATATCGTCATCAATGCCAAATGAAACATTGGCAAGACTACGTGGTATTAATCCGTACAAACCAACAAGAAAATCCATAAATTCAAATGTGCGAGCAGTGAATGCATATAATGCTGGGACTTTTAATTTGGATGGAATCGAAGCTGGAAGACAAGAGGATTGGGATAATGGTGATGCATTAAAGCTATATTTAACTGCAACATATAGTAATTTAATACGAAGAAAGAACAATACTAGACTCACATCCACAATATATCAAAATAGTATATCAAGTGATCTCAACGATTTCAGATTTGATTTATACGATAGAATGATAGCAGACGGTTATACCCCAAATGCATTTGTAAATGATCCAAATGCTGCAGACGGTTATTTTAAAAATAGAAATCTTGAAACATATCACGGATTTGGAAAACAGGGTGATAGAAATACAGACAGAGAAAGAGTTGCCAGCTCAAATGTTGTATATGCAAAGGATCCAAATACAGGAGCATCTATTCCACAGATAAAAAAGGAGAGAACATTTAGAGGAGATAGAATTGCAATATTAGATTACAAATCATCTAATAAATCAATAACAACTGATTTGGTTTATGAAACTGGAAAATATGGAAATAAATCTATTGCAGGTGCAAAAGATTTGATAGAATTTTATTTCACAGGATTGAATTTAAAAGCGGGTGAGGGAAATAGTACGGAAATGATTCCATTCCGTGCAACATTTGGAAATATTAGCGATAACCATAATCCAAAATGGAATCCTATAAAATATATGGGCAGAGGAGATCCATTGTATGTTTATGATGGGTATGAACGAGGTATAACATTTGATTTCACTATACACATTGGATCCAGAGATGAATTGAAGGCATCGTGGAGAAAACTGAACTTTTTGGCATCATGGACTACTCCAGAATATACAAAAGCTGGTTTGATGAAAGGACCTGTGATTAGATTGAACATAGGCCATTTGTATAGAAAGTTGCCAGGATTCATAAATTCTTTATCATATACATTCGATAATACACAAACAAATTGGGAAATTGCACATATGCCGGAGGATTGGGCAAATATATCACGTGCTAGAATTAAAGATAAACCTGATAATTATTCTACTCCCGGAGCTTTACAACTTCCAAAACATATAACAGTTAGTGTTGGTTATACTCCAGTTGGTGTTTACAGACCAGAATGGGGTGGAACAATGTATCAATTATATGACGATACAGGTAATGATATTGAAACTGGATTGGAACCAACCGATAAGTCTAAGGTAAATTTCTTGAAGACATTTGATACAACTTATGATCCTAGCGGTAATGTTGATGATGATAACAATAAATCTAAAAATAGAATAAATGAAAATTTAAACAGGGGAAATGGTGAAGACGGAAACAATGATGGAAGTAGAACAGGAGAAGGTGCAGATACCGGCGGTGGTAGCGGTGGTAGCGGTGGCGGTAGTGGTGGAGGTGGAGGAACCGAAGGCGCTATTGATAACGGTGGAACTGGAGATACCGGCGGTGGAGCAGGTGGTGGTGTAGATAATGGAGGAAACGGTGGAGGCGGTAGTGGTAACAACACATCTAATAGAAAGGGGGGTGGTAATAGTGACACGAACAATAGAGACGGAAATAGTGGTCAAAGGAAGAGCACCGGAACAAAACGAGGTAAAAAATCAGGTACAGGAACATCAAGTATTGGTGGCGGCAAAATAGCTGGAGGCAATAGAGGTAACGCTGGAATGCAGGGTTCTTTTAGAACTGCAAGTGAATTACAGGGATTTGGTACAAATTAAGATTATATTTTTATCATAGATATTTATTGTAAACAAACTTCATTGTTATAGGAAACAATATGTCCGAAAGATATGGAAATACAAAAATAATATCAAATTCCAAAAAAATAGAATCTGATAATACTATAAAATATGTTCGTAGGTTATCTACAATTTTTTATCCAACATTTGAAAATGTTGAATATACACAGATATTATCACAAGAAGGAGACCGATTAGATATTCTTGCTAGAGAATATTATGGAGATGAGCACTTGTGGTTTGTTATTGCTAAAGTTAATAATTTAGGAAAGGGCAGTATGGATGTTCCTGCGGGATTGATAATAAAAATACCGTTCTATACTGAAAATTCGGGAATTTATACTTTATTGGATATTTACAACGAAAGTGAAAGATAACTATGCCTAATTTTAGTAAAGCAAAAGGTGGTGCTGCTGGAGAATATTACAATCCATTCTACAATCAAGTTGATAAGGGTGTTAAAGACGAACTGGCAGCTCGTGCAAAATATGTTGGTGCAACAGTACGGTCTGGCGTAAATGATGCAGTATTAGAATGGAGTTATAGAAAAACCGCATATGGTCATGTAAAGGCAGGTGGAAAAAACGGTATGGCTTTAGGATTTGACGGACCAAGGGCAATGACTGATAAAAGTGGTAATCTAACACTTTATGATTCTACAAGAAATGTTCCGGCTTATCCATTACTACAATCGATAGATATTACAAACGATGGAACTGTTGGATCTTTGCTTCGTGGTAAGTTTAATTTTACATATTGGCCTAAACAAAATACAAATTCATTTAATATGCAAAAGGTTTCAAATTTATTTTTTGTTCCAGGAAAAGAAGTGCAACTATCATGGGGATGGTCAGTAGGAGGACTCCGAAATAACCAAGCATTTACCGGAATAATAAATAACTTCAACTGGTCATATAATATTGACTTATCTATGAATGCTGAAGTTTCAATAGTATCTGCTGCATCCATATCAATTGGTATTTCCGGAGATCAAACAAAAGCGGAAACAGATCCAAATTCAAAATCTACCGATGGTGCTGGTGCTGCTATCGCTGGAATAAATATTGCAAGTATAATAGATTCTGATTTGGCGGCAATAACTGGTAGTAACAAAAATAACCCAAAAGACTTTGTGATGTCTGTAGCAGGACAAACCGCTTATGTAGCCAAAGAATTAACTAAAAATAACATTTTAGACTATCTTTGTATTGGTTGGCCATATGCAGATGAAAACTCTGGTGGAGCAAATATTCAAACATTTTGGTATACTAGTGTAACAAGATTTGTACAGGCAACCAATACATTAATTGATCAGTTTGAAAAAGGTGGTGCACCCGGTTTGGGATCAATATTTCAATTACAAGTTGATGGAAACACAACACAACATCTACCAAACATAAAATCATCATATCCACAAGATGTTATTTTTCCAAGTGAACAAATGGGTTCATATGGTGGCGTAAAACCAGGTGCTTGGACTGCAAACTCGTTTGGTTTCAATCCAGCAAAACTGTGGAATGGGAAAAATAAATTTGATGTAAATATAACTAAAAACGGTGCTAGAGATTCAGAGCTGATAAATATTGGTGGAATACTCATTTCGGTTAATTACATAAAAGATACATATAGAAATTTTATACAAGAAAATGCTGCAAACATTTCTTATAGAAATATAACAAAATTTGTTGAAGATGTGTTAAAACGAATAAATGTTGCATCTGGAGATATGTACCAATTTTCTGCTGTATTATGTGATAATCCAGATACAATGAAAGGTCGGAGTAAATATAATAATCTTGAAATAGCTATTCTTTCAATAGAAGATACTAATATATCATCCGTGCATTCTGATTCCGTAACTCCTTTTCCTTTTGAAGGCAATATATTTAAACCATTAATAAAAAACATAAATATATCATCAAAACCACCTGGACCATTGGCAGCAGCTGCATTTACTAAGGCGAGAGGAAGTAGAAATGCAAATAACGATACTCCGGTTTCACAAAATAAAAAACCAGAAGAACCTAAAAAAACACAAGATGAAATGGATGCACATTTAGCAGCATTTGCATCCAATGGTTTTAATGAAAAATGGTCGGAAACATACAGAGGTTTACAATCGAGATTGAAAAAAGTTTCCGCTATTGAATCGGGTAAAAAACCCCACTGGTTGACCAAAGTGATATATCCCGTTGAATTGAGTATAACAATAGATGGTATTTCCGGATTTAGTTTTGGTAATATAATAAAAACTAATTTATTGCCAAAAGAATATGTTGATGCTGAAATGGTTTTTGCAATAACCAAAATAGATCACAAAATAACTCCTCATATCTGGGAGACAACTTTACATACTGTTTGTAGATTGGATGCAAATTCTCCAGTCGGAACTGCTAGCTCGTAATTTGGTATAAAATGGCATTTCGTAAAAAAATATATTATCCAGATAATCAAATAATCAAAGACCTTTATACAAAAGGTAAGGAATGGATGTATTTGGATGATTGGAAAGAATATACAGGATTTTATCATAGGTATACAACTGGAGAAGTTTTTACAGAAAAAGAATGGGATCCTTTTAGATCTAAAAAACTAACAGAATACATTGATAAAGAATCCAGTTATTTAAAATATCTTGATTTGAAACACTATGTAGTTTTACCATCGGGAAAAACAAAGGTTAGTGGCATAAATACTGACTATTTTAATTATACACCACCAATTGCAGTCCGTAGACAACCAACTGGCGATGAACTAAAAGATGGTATAATGAAACGATATTTTGTCTATAAAAGAAATGAACCGAACAGAGTATTTTTTGAAATAGATGAAAAACAAGTAAAAACATATGAAACACAGGGAAAGGGTGTGAATCAATTTATTTATGGTTTATTGCAAATAAATTGGAAGATTACCGGTATTGAATTTGATGTATATGATAATAATAATATATTAATTGAAGCCGGTGTAGTAGATACTAACAGAAGAATTGTTTTGCGAAATTCAAAAAAATTCCCTATATTAGCAAAGACATTGACTAATTATAGAGAATTTTCAAAATATGATGGTTACAAATAAAAAAGTAAATTTCCAAGACAAACCATGTATTTGTGTGCCAATCACAAGTAATGCCAACAAACATCAATCAGAAGTTGCTATTGTAGGACTTTATTTGTCATTTGGTAATGATGAAGAACAATATATCAATTTTACGCATCCAGATGAAATTGATACAGATATAACCCTACAAGAAATAAAACTACATCCGAAATCTCTTGTGTTCAATAAAAAAGTATTGATGAATAATGATTTTAATGATGGTTTTGATGTAAATTCATACCTACATTATTATGCAACAACACCCATCAATCCACAAGAATTTTATCCAAAAGGTATGGAATATCTTGCTAACAAGTTTTACAAGATAGAAGATTTAGGTCATGTCATTCCATTGACAAATCAATTGGAATGGGCAAGAGGTATTTCAAAATATGTATTGAGATTAAAACCATTCGAGTTCAAAAAAGAAAAATGTGTAAACTATTGTAACGATTTCATAGAAGTATTCCATGAGATAGAAAAAAATCATATTCTTGTTGGTGATGAAATAAAAAAACAAAACTATATGTGGTATACTGCAACTGGCAGACCAAGTAATGCTTGGGGTGGATTTAACTTTTCTGCTATGAATAAGAAAGACGGAACTCGTGATAAAATTCGTTCAAGATTTGAAGGTGGTAAGATTGTTCAGTTTGATTACGATGCGTTTCATATAAAGTTGTTGGCAAAGATATTAGATTATCAATTCGACTATCATCCATACGAACAAATACGGAATGAATTAGGAATTGATATGGATTATGATCAATTCAAAGGTAAGGTATTTCAAAACATCTATGGCACAATAACTCCTGAGTTTATGAATCATCCGTTTTTTCAAACTGTTCAAGCAATGATTGATACCATGTATCAACAATACCAATCGGAAGGTATGGTTAAATCTTGGTTTTATGAAAAACTATTTCGTGATATACAGGACGCAACACCAAATAAAGTATTCAACTATGTATTGCAATCATTAGAAACAGAATATAATGTCCGTAAGATAAAAACTATTTTACCACATTTGAAGGATAGACAATCCGTATTTATGATGTATTTATACGATGCCTTTATATTTGATATTCATCCCGATGAAACTGAATTGATAGACATTCTTCATAGTGCATTTGAGACTGATAATATGTCAGTAAAAATTTACAAAGGTGATACTTTTGGTAGCATTATTCAGAATTAAAAACATATTTATATGAAGTAAATATTCATAAAAAAAGAGAGAAAATTATTGAAAACACAATTAGTATGCACATTTACTCGTAAACATCAAGTTGAAGAAACTATCGATGATATAACTAGAAATTTTTCAATACTAAATAATAAAATATTTCATTTTAAATCGTTTGAAACCCGTGAAGATGCTATATTATCATACAACATAATAATGGATTCGTATAAGAAATTTTTACCAAATTCTATAATGGTTCATCAAAAGAGGGAAACAAATACGATATACACTATAAATGCGCTCAATGAACTGATTATGAATCTTAATAACGGTATTTTGGATAAAAAATATCCGATAGAATGGGAGAGATATAGAAATTGTGCTCTTCTCAAAAACAAAGAAGGTTTCCGTGTAGTTAAAATTTTTCTCGTTAAAGTTCATACTTTTTGATATTTATTAGATATACCAATGGATAAAAACATGAAAAAAAATACTACAAATATTTTGGTAGAAAAAATATCCAATATTATAGTTAAAAATATATTGGAAAGAATGGAAGTTTCAGAGGGAACTGGATTTGATGCTATATTTGAAGAATTAAAAGTTAAGTTAGGTAACATAACTATATTACCAGATAACGTTATTGATGCGAGTGCATACAAAGAAAATGAAATAATAAATGCATTGAAATCTATGGGTTATCAATACAAGAAACCAATATCTGGAAAATTACATTTTTTTAACAAAAAAACTAGCATTAGTCTATATCTTATCCAAAACGGTTTGAAAATAACACTAATGCCTTGAGAAACAACAATGAAAAAGAAAAAAATAAATGAATCGATAACTTCTTCTGCAGTTAGCCCATTTAGCTATATCGTATTGATAGACGCATCTAGATCTATTGCAAAGATAAAAAGTTATATTCGTGTGATTTTTCCACAAGAAAATCCGGAAATAGTAAAATCTTGGTTTAAAAAACTTGTAGCATCTGAAGTTTACGGTGAAAATAAAGATAAATTGGAATCATTATCATCTAGATTTTTTGGCAATCCACAATTGACTTCTTTATTTTCGGCTTTACAAAAGATAAAGGATATGCCTTATGCCGAAAATGAAAAAGAATTACATGAAAAAGATATTCAAAAACTTATTGAGAAAATATCTCTTTACATAAAAAGAAGATTGACTGATGCTGATTTTGAATTACTAGATACTATTTCATCTGAAATAAACCATGTTTCAGAAAAAATTTCAGAAAAAATAGATTCTGATGTTGAATCACTTTTAACCGTAGAAGAACCAGAATCCGTTCCAGATGAAGAACCTGCAGAAAAAAAAGTTAGTGAGAGAATGAAGAATAAACTTCGTAAAAAAATAAAAGAAATAGTTAGAACTCATATGATTTCTGGTAGATATAAATGATAAAACTTTTAGATATACTGAAAGAAATTGGTATAGATAAAGGTGCGTTTCATGGTTTTGGTATGAAACCACAGGACATGAGAGTGGATGCGTGTAATATCGAATGGACAAATCCAGACCAAGATACCGGTTGTCCTGCATTTTCCGATTCAACAAAAATAACAACTGAAGATATTGAAAAGGCAATATTGTATTTGAATGAGGAATCTCCAAAAACTTTGATTGCATATTCAAGGGGTGGAGCAATACTTCTCCAAGCATTATCAATGGGTGCAAAAAAACCAGATACAGTTTATCTTGTTGCACCTGCATGGAATAGACAATGGCCTACTGTATCATTAACTGGATCAGAAATTAGTGGCAATGGTGCAATCATTCATGGTGGTAGTGATAATATAGTTCCATTAAAACATTCGGTTATGCTTGCAAAAGAAAGTGGTATGCCTTTATATGTATTTCCAGGACTAAATCATGTGAATATATTAAAAAACAAAGATAACCCAACATCTGGTAAATGGATGAAAGATGTCAGAAGTGCTAAGGCATTTCACATAATGTCAGTTCTTCCTGATTGGGGTGCAACCGGAAAGGCAACAGATGAAGAACTTAAAATACAAGAAGAATTTGTAAATACGATATAATGGGAGTGATTATGAAAAATTCATTGAAAAAAATAGTAAATGAAGTTAAAATGAAACTTAACGAAGACAAGGGAAAAAACATATTGAAAACTATTCTGAAAAAGGATTACAAACAATTCGTTGCTTCTCTGGGTAAACACGTAAACGATCCAAAATTTATTGCAGCGATAGAAAAATTGTCTGACAAAGCACCTGTAAAAACATCCGCAATGACACCTGTCTGCACGGATTTAAGACCAACTCAAAATGAAGTGGTAATGGATAATTCTTTGAGTTATCCACTTAAAGATCCCGCAAGTGCAGAAGCTTCCTTGAAAGGCGGGGTTGTTGCTCCAGCAGGAAGATCTATAGTTACCGGTGGCGGTGGAACATTTGTTATTGATGGACACCATAGATGGTCACAAGTATTTTGTATAAATCCAGAAGCAAAAATAAAGGCAATGGATTTGACAGATATTAAAGAACCAATGGAGGCACTTAAAGCAACACAACTTGGTATTGCAGCTCAAACTGGAGATGTTCCCAAAGCATCTGGTGGTGGTGTCAATTTGTTTACTGTTGGTCAAGGCGAGCTAAAAAAATATGTTATAGATAATATACAAGAACCAGTTGTTGAAGTGTTCAAGAAATATGGAAAAGGTGATACACCAGAAGCTGTTGCGAATTACATTTGGGAAAATGTTAAGCTCTTAAAATCTAAAAGTAAGCCGGTTGCAGGTGCACCAAAGCGTGACGTTATGCCCCAAACAGATGATGCTCCACAATGGGTTGATAACACTTTCAATGTTGAGAAATTGCCAGAAACATTTGTTCGTAGATTGAAAAAACTTATGACATATAACAAAAAGTGATAGTAAATTGCCAACTAAAAAATTACATAATGGGGGATCTTTGGATTCCCCATATTTATTTATAGAAAAAATTGCTTGCTTATTAAACATTAAATTCGTATATTAGTATTGTTCTATTAGGACTAACATTCTTTTAGTAACATTTAATCATTATTCATTACACATTTGGAGAAACAGCATGAGTATTAACCTCGATGCAATCAAGAGTCGTTTGAACTCTTTGAAAAACACAAACAATCGCACATCAAACATTTGGAAACCCGATCCGGGCGAAACCCAAATTCGTATTGCCCCTTACATTCACAAT